TATTGGCAACGCCCAACTTTTGATAATGGCGCTCTTCAATTTGAATTTTAGGAAGTTTTACCCCTGCTGGAAATGGGGATTCGTAATGTGAGAATTTTTCAATCATAGATCAATATTAAAAATTTGTTTTTTGAAGATTTCGAATGTCATCTCTACATCGTAGAGGCTATCGTGAAGTTTTTTAGGATCATGAGGAATATCGTAGTATTTAAGCATGAATGCTTGACTGGTTTTTAAACCCTTTTCGCGAATATGCAACATCTTATATTGCCATGATAAGAAATTTTCTTTATCGGGAAAGATGTTCTTGAATATAGCAGTGGATATTGATCTTGTATCAATGACTCTTTTGACATAAGAGTGATCGCTATCCATGCCAATCATTTTGCGCCAGACATTGATCATATAAACATCAAAGCCAAGGAAGTTCTGCCCGATAACCAAAAAAGATGGATCGTAAAGATACTTGGAAAGCTTTTCAAATACTTGAATAGGGTGTTCGGTTTTTGAGTAATAGTGGTGTTTGTCGAAGCCTGTAATTCTGGCGGCATCAGGAGATACATTAATATTATCCCAATGAATAAAATGATCATGCTTGGAGATTACTGTATTGCCGCGACAGACAATCCATGAAGCTTGCCACGGTCTGGAAGATACGAGATTCAATCCCTCCGTCTCCGTATCTAAAACTATGTAGTTTTGATCTTTTTTAAATCTAAGTAGGTCGTTCATGGTCGGTTCATTATTGTTTTAAGTTTTTGTTCATATTGCTCCCAGCAGAATTCATCGCTGCCAAAGTGTTCTAAGTTCGGGCAGGATAATGTGGCTTGTTTGCCGAATTTGCGGTCACTAAGAATCTTGTATGTCTGAAAGGCATCGCAATCAGATTTATACTTATAGAAAATAGATTGTACCAACTGAATTGATGCATCTGGCATAGTATCTCGCGTATAACGATGCACAGCTTTCTTAATAAGTTCATCAAATGGTAGCCCATTAGATTCGATGAAAAAGACTGGATTGAGCGGTGCGATATTTGGAATGCAGTTGCCCATAATCATTTGATTATTAAAAATAAATGAGTCGTAAAAGGGAACAGCTAGCATAAGATCATCGCTCCAATGAGAGATTAAATCGTCATTAGAGATATCACCCTTTTGACTTGTATTGATAAAAGAATACAACTGATTCAAAGCTTTGCAACCAGCATCGTTTTTAGCAAAGGCAATGAGCTTGTGATTAGACTTGGCATTGGCATCAGAATTGCAGCATACGAATTTATAGCCGAAATGCAATTGAATACCCAGCTCTTTAGAGATTCTAAAGGCTTCAAAGAATCCAGTCATTGATTCCTCAACTAAGAAAAGGTTCTTTAAACCGCTTTCTTTAGCGATTGAGAAAATGCTATCAGAACCATCCGAAGTTTCTTTGTCGGGGTGCTGTAGCGTGAGAATCGACTTGCCTATCGAAAAGTGAGATATAAATATAGGAATCATCAAGAAGAGAATAATACACCCTCTTCACTATGTCAAGACTTTTTTTGGTGTGCAGGACAACCTTTATAGCTACGTTTCTCGTATTTTTGTCCTTCTGGAATGTCTGATTCATTAAAATATGATTTTAATTGCTTTCCATTTTCATCTACAGCAGAGAAATAGTCAAAAGCCCATTTACAGGAACATGCCCACATGGGAGTTCCATCAATCTTTAGTTGCCCTGGATATTTGGCAAATCCACATTGCAGTGGTCCACTGAAAGTTTTATCTTTCGGGAAAGGTTGTTTGGATGCAAAGTTAGAATAAGCATCCTCTTCGGAGAAATTGTCAAGGTATTCTTGAATGGCTGTCAGTTGATACTCAAAACCTTCTAGGTCATCATCGGTGATTGGAGCCATGCGAATGATGCCTGAATTCTTAGAGTCGTCTAATTCAAATTTCAAAAATAGAAACTCGCTTGCCCTATCAGAATATTCGGGGAACAAATGCTTTACGGCAAGACTATACATGTAGTCTTGCAAATTATCTTTGACCTCTTTGCCTTTAAAAGTTTCGCGGCTAGTTTTAAAATCTCGAATGAGCGCAAACTTTTGCTTCTTGTAGAGAAACAACTTGTCAATGAATCCTTTGATTTTGTATTTGAATTTGCCATCATTAACGACAATATCGAAATCTTGCTCCGAAACGGCTAGCGCTGGTTTTCCAGCGGATAGACCGAAGAAGTCATACATCAGTCCATTGAGTGTCATTTTTTTAATCAACTCGATATTATCATCGTCATCGACACCAAGACGTTTAGCGTGTTTGAAGATTAGTTTCTCGATAGACTTAACCGAAAAAACATTTTGTTTTTTAATGATTTTATCGTAGATTTTTTTTCTACGAGGATCGCCAAGAACTTCAAATATTAAGTGGCAAACAGTGCCACGGGAGCTGCCATCGTTTCCCTTGTCTGGTATGCCAATGACGTACTTTGCATAATACATCCAGCTACAAGACTGGAGAGTTTTGATGCGGCTAGCGGATAACGAATTCTTTGGTTCACTCATGCGGATTTTAATACTTTTCTTAGCATAGACAAGTCTTTTTCTTTAAATTTCTGCTTATTTGCGGCTACAAAAGTAATCAATTCCTTGATGAATTGAGAACGGTCTACAGGAGTATTATACCATTTTTTTAGATCGACTCCAGAATTAAATGCATCAGAGAAGTCGTTGTGAGATTCTGGAGGCAGATTAATCTCAATACAATTAAAATCAAAATACGGCAAAAGATTCAACAATGTTTTAACACATCCAAGATAGCCGTGATTCTCGCCATCTAAGTCATTGTTGCCAGCGATGACGATTCTCTTTACGGGAAAAGAGCTGAGATACGATAGCATGATAGACTGACAGCCGAGTCCAAAAGATACTAGATTATTTTTGATACCAGATTCAAAAAGAGCCATGCTGTCGCCTACGCTTTCAACAATTACAACTTCTCCTGTTTTGCGAATGACAGAATCGACAGTTTCTTCTGCGGGAATATATGCTGGATAAATCCAATTCTTTCTTTTGCCGAGATGTTTCCACTTGGGAATTTTGTCATTGCTATCGTCTATCTTTCTACCGCTAAAGCCAATGATTTGCTTATGCTCGTTATAGATTGGAAACACCATACGTCGATACATCTTGCCAGATTGAGCGAGTCCAGTTTTATAAAAGTTGAGAGTATCATCTGACAATCCTTTCTTCTTGTAGAAAGAGAAGTTGGGGAACAGATTGTTCAGCATTGATTCAGGGTAGATTTGGTCCATTTCAATTGTTTGTTTTTCAGTATATACGTATTCTTCAGACTTATTGATAGAAGATAAAATGTTTTTAATAGCTTGTTGGTCAGAGCCAAAAGTCAATTTGATTAGTCTCTCAAAGGGAAACTTCTGACTACCTTGGGCATAGTCGGTCCATACTCCAGTATTTTTGTAAACACAAATGGCAGTTTCATTGTCGCCACCTCGATATAAAGCTTTTGTGCGCCAATGATTTCCGCAATCAATCAAGCGATACCCTATTTTTTCAAGGGTAGGCTTGATGTGGATTGGATCAATTGAAGTCTGGGATGTCATCTGATTCATTGTCTTCTAGGTCTGCGCCACCTTCTATTACGCGAGCAATGTCGCGAAGGTCTCCTTTTTCGGTGATGCAGAAATTATGGAACTCAAGATTAATAAAGTTCTTACGCAAATTATCTCCAATGCGAACTGGTTCAACAGCGCCAGCAATATCTTTGCCGAGATGTCGAGCTTTGACATTGATAATTTTATGAGTGCCAAAGTTGCGACCCTCTGTTTCAATTTCATCAGCAGTTTTATTGCGAAGAATGAACATGTGAGAGCAGAACTGTGTGATTCGGTCTGACAACGATACGATGCTTTCGTCATCAACAATATTTGCTGATTGACGGTTATTGGTAATACCACTTCTGTTGGATTGCACAGAAGTAATCATGGGAATGATAGGATCGCCTTCATGAAGGATTTCTTTCTGAATGCACTTCTTGAATTTGTCAACCATTTCGCCAACTACTTGCCATTCATTCTTGCCGCCGCCAGATTCAGAAGTCGTTTTGATATAGTCAAATGAAAAGATCATTTGATTGCCACGACCAACTTTGCCATAGTAAAAGCGCTTGAGAACTTTGATCATTGCATCTACATCCATGCCGCCAACATTATAGTAATAAAACTTTAGGTCTTTTACTTTTGCCCAAGTAGCACGAACTTTTGCGACCACATCTGCTCCAGCTTTTCTCCAGTTTCCTGTTTCAAGAAGATGCATTTGAACGCCAGAAATAGCAGCGCATTGACGCATGATAAGTTCTTCTTTACTCATCTCGCCATTATCAAAGTGCAATACAGGAACATTGTATTTCATGGAAACTTTTGTAGAGTAGTCCATGCACCATTGAGTTTTTCCTACGCCAGATCGTGCAACAATAACTGTGATGTTTCCTGGTCTTAGCAATGATCCATAGATTTCATTGATTTTTTCATGAGGACCCATCATACCGAATTCGGTGATAGGATTGTTGCCCCGCTCTTCAATCAACGCTTCCATTTCATCATAGATATTTTCTGGTGTATCGTTTCCAATCTCATAAAGATTGATACGAGAATTATAAGAATCATCTGCCGCCCCAATGATTTGACTATAGCTCGACTCTGGAGCAATAGACTTCATCTTGCGAGCAATCTCTTGAGAAGATTCATATATCTCTCTACGAATAGTGAACTTCTTGAGTTCTTTGGCTGTCTTGATTAGATTACCGTGCGGAACTTTGCGCATGGCAAGCGAGCGAATGTAATCAGCAGGATTGAGTCTATCTTCGAAAGATAATCCGAGCGTTGACACTCGCTGTGCGACGATAACCTCATCAATCTGATCGCCAGCGTCAATTGCTTGTTTGATTACTGTAAAGATTGAACTGTGAAGCCCCGAATCTTCGTTGTAGAAATCCTTGTGGCTAATGAAATTGGAAATCTCGCAATAGCTTTCTGGTTCTTTGATTAGTGCTGCTAGCAGCTGTTTTTCTAGTTCTAAGTTGTAGATCATCTGAGTTGAAGATAAGACTTTTTTTACCGTTGTCAATCACAAAGTTACCCCAAAGGATGAAAAAAGCTCTTCGCCGATTTTATCCTTTGGGTAGATTTCAATGAGGGTGATTTCGTTAACTTCGCAGAATTGTAATTTCTTTTCATCTCTTTTTAATTGCTGGAGATATTGAAAACGATTACCATGAAAGAACTCAACATATTTTGTATGTTGACCGCCTTGAACTTCGATGGCAATTTTTTTGTTAGCGTTATAGAAATCAAAAGAAAGGCGAGTGCCGACAAGTTTGAACTCTTCGAATACAATGTCATTCTTCCAATAGGGAAAAAGAAATTCTTTTACTGAAAGCTGAAACTTGCTGCGACTCTTGCCCCTCCATTTGATTAAATATCTTTTAGCATTTTTAAGCTCCGCGACAGAGCCGTTGATTGTTTTAAACTTCATTGCAAATTGCTTTCTTGAAATATCCAACAAGGAATTTGCTGAGTTGTGGGTCTTGTTCAATTTTGTTAAATACCGATTCTAGTCCTTGAACTTTGCCAAATACTGGAAGAGAATTTTCCGCGAGAAGTTCTTCAAATTCTTCTGTTGCTGTATACCAAGCGCCACCTTTACCAAGAAACTCCCATAGCAAAAGCAAATCAACAATTTCTTTTTCAATCCATACAGAGTTGCCATTTGTGCGACCATATTTAATTGGGTAAGCAATTGTGAGATTTGTTTTTTCGTTGGGAGACTTTTTCACAGTTACTTTTGCGAAGTGACCAATGATTGGATTGTTGACAGCATCAATTGTCTTGTCTGAGGGATTTTTAAGAATTAAATCTCCTTTGTATCGTGGCTCGAACTCAAGAATAAAATTTGCAAAGTGCAGCAGAGCGTTTCCGCCTGTGGCAGTTGTTTGACGCACTGGAGCTTTGGAATATGGATCGAGCTTAATATCAGCACGAACTTGACTAATGAATACTGCCATGTGACCTCTCTTAGCAAGAGCGATGGAAAGACGCTTCATAAAGTTTGCGGCAATCACAGCGCCACCAGCTACTTTGTTTGAGTCCTCAAAACCCTTATCGAGATCTCCCTTAGTGATTAGTCCATCGACAGAATCAAGCAAGAAATAGTAGCGATTGTCTTCTTCGTTTTTGGTAACGAGTTCTCGCATTGCCCCGACGACAGTCTCATAAATATTACTTTCAAATACAAAGCATGTTCCAGCTTCCCATTCTTCTGGCTTGAAAACAAATTTGATACCTGATCTTTCCCTCATTTCCTTAGACAAACGACCCTCTGCTTTGATGTAGAATCCTTTTGAATTTGGAACGGTTGCCAAAAAGTTTTTCATGAATGCGAGCGCAGCACTTGTCTTGCCCCCTTCATTCATACCGCAAAATCTATGCAATCCTGGACACAAGCCTCCACCGAGTCTCAAGTCTAGTTGCAGAGAACTGCTCGAAACTTTGTAATCAATTTCTTCCTCAAAATTGTAGTGATCATCGGAATTCTGTTTTAAGAATGAGCCTAGCACTGAGCTTGACTTTAATACTTCTTTATCTTTATCTTGTTTAATTTTAGCCATCTAAAAAGTTCTTTAATGATTTTATTTTTTTGTCTATCTTGGCATCTTCGCCAACCTTCTCGCCTATATCGTAATCGGGATACTTAGATAAGTCAACCTTAAAATTGAATGCGCGAAACTTTTTATCCATTGTCTCTTGAAGTTTGTCGCAGACTAAATAAGCCAGAGAGTCAAACTGTTTATCAAAAGAAACAATGTCCATAAACTCAAGCGAGTATCGCTCGCACAAGTCGTTCAAAAACTTCATTTCTCGCATGTAAAACAAACGCTTATCCTTTGCGGGGACAAGCGTGAGTCGTGCGAGTATGTGTTTTTTGTTTATCTTACTCTTTGCCATCCAGCAACATTATGTC